GCTTATAATAATTTGTTATAGCCTGGTCAATGGTAATAGTAGGGAAGAACATAATCTGTGTTCTGAGACAGAAAAACATTGAGGTATTGTAAGTGTTCCATCTGTAAAACTTGGGTAATAATGTCACAATCCTTTTCTCCTGCATAACTGATACTTTGGTAACTGTCCTGTTGAATAATCTCTCCTAATCCGCATCGGCATCGTGTTAAGCGTCTGGTTGCCCAAGTGGTCAACCCTAACGTTTGCAAATAACCCGTGCCGCAATCCATATTTTTTTAACTGGTCAGCATATAGATTGTCGCTGTACCAGAAATCAACCCCCTCGTCCAATAGTCCAATTGTCCTGTATGTTTCCTTTGTTATAAAAATACACCAGCCCGTAAGCTGCATCCCTATCTCGTAGCCCTCATACATGAAGTCGCCCTGCTCAAAGGAACAACCCCGGAACCATGCTGAACCGGATGCGAAACCATTATTTACCATATCTTCCCCGATTGTCCGGTATTTGTGGAATATAAGGTCATTATTGGCTAAGATGTGAATATCATTTTCTGCAAACTCTAAACCCCAGTTCAGACAGGCGTTATAATTAAACTTGCCCGGATACTGAGTGTAAACGTCAATGTTATTGTAAGCTACTACCTGCCCTGTCTCGACAATAATAACCCTGTCAGCCTTTGCTGAATCAATACACCTCTGAGTCATCTCTCTGAGATAGTCAGTGGTGCTTCGGGTTACTATTATCAAATCGTATTTCATAGTATGTAGTTAGGTGAAGACTGTCCTAATCCAATATGCCTCATTTCCAAATCAAGTAAGTAAGCGGGGTTAATGCCATGTCTGCGATACCAGTGCCCTATCATGTAGTCGCCTCTTTGAAAGTGCCTTTTATCAAGACAAAGCCTTTTGACAACATCCGTTGATGCAAGCTGAAAAGCCCCTCCGGTATGAGACGCAACTTCTACGCTGTAACCATCCACTTTAAACCGTTTCATGGTAGTGGGCTTGAAGTTTGGTAGTAAGTTCAGGTCAACGGGCGAAACAGCATAGTTAGGATTCCGCTCAAGGAACGAAACCATCTTAGCTATTATGTCATCCGTGACTGTTTCAACATCATTGTCAAGCTTCAGGATATAGTCATAACCCTCCAACTTAGAAACAGCTAAACAGAACGCTTCCGTTATCCCGTAGTTATCATCAAGGAAGATATGGTCGAACTTATCTTTGATATACTCCTGCGTCCCGTCAGTTGAACCGTTATCGATAAACAGGTGATAGTCTACTGAAGTCTTGGAATAGAAACTCTCAATAGTCTGCTTTGTCAGTGAAAGCCGGTTATACGTTATCGTTATCGCTGCGACTTTGGACATAACTTATGCTTTAATAATATCCATAAAATGCCATACCAAGGAATAATAATAACCATCCCTTTGTTTTTGCTTTTCATATACCACGGCAATTTCATAAATCAATAAATTTTCTTTTCATCCATATTCTACAATCAAAACCAAAAAAACCGATGCGATATTCATATTCATTAGGAGAAAAATACCACTTTTCAAACCCCAATATTAACCAATCATCACACCTTTGATGTTTTGGTAATTTCCATCTATTTCGAAAGACTATTTTGTCAAGCGAATGTTTATATTTCCCTTTCATATCTCATACCCGTTAGTTCTTCCTGTCCCCGGAACGTGACATACATAATACTCCGGTGTCTCTATTTTTGCGAAGTTCTTGAACTTCATCAACTCCCGTACAAAGTGATAGTCGTGTGCATATCCTGAGACGTTCCACTTAACACCTAAGTCCCGACGATGACAGATATTACTTGTCCCATGTTTGCCTATCTGGTAAATATCACAGAAGTTCTCCCGCCAGCCTGCGTTATAATACCGTATGTCATTAAACCAAACCCACTGCCTATTGCCCAGATTCCTGTCAATAATGGACAAATGATTCTCACCGTATAAGTCATCAATATCAAGGTAAACAATGTAATCACCTTTAGCCTCATCAATACCTTTGTTACGTGGACCACCTGCAAACAGTTTACCCCTTGCGACAAGGAAAGAACGCACACCCACAGCATCCTTAACAAGCTCCATAGTCCTATTACACCCGTCAGCCACAACAATAATCTCAAAGTCCTTAAATGACTGCTGTTGCGCGGAAGCTACCGCCCGTAACAGTTTATCTTCCCTGTTATGAGCCGCACCCGGATAAGGTGACAATAGTGATGCTATGACAACAGAAAACCTCATTCTACAAACTTATTCTGCTCCTGTGCTGCAAACTGTTCTATCTCTGCCTTTTTCTCTGTATCAATAACACCCATATATTCCTGAGTCTTGGCCTTTACTTTTTCAACTATCAAATCATAAGCAAGGTCATAGAACCATACTCCTTTAGTCTCGTTCTCAAGGTCTGAAAAGATTGCTTCAAGGTTCTCCCATAAAGCCCTCTGGTACTTCGGTACATTCCCCTGAGATATGATAAACCTTATATTAGCCTCTGAGTAACCCCGGAACGGGTTTATCTGGTTCTTAATCCTTATCTGTTTCAGTGCTTCCGGGCGGTCAGAATAGAGGATCTCGTTTATGTCATCTTCGATAGCTGCAATGGTCGAAGTGGAAGCGGCTGCGTCCTTTGCTTTCTTCAGTTCATCCATCAACTCTGAAAGAGTCTTGAACTTAAAGTCATTCGGGAACTTATGCTGAAGTTCAAGTCCTTGTTCAAGGTCCGTGAACGTGGCTATATCCCGAACAACAAACTCC